TTTGCCAATTAAACTAATGTTTTCTTTTAATCTTCTGTCAGAAAATATTGAATTATTTCCACCACTTAAACTTAACCCAGAACTTGGACTACTTAAAGAAAGTGAAGGAGGGGTGTAATTTGAACCTCCAATCATATTAGGGTCTAAAGGATTCCCTGTGTTAATACCCCCTGGTGGTGGAGTAGCTCCTCCCCCTGGAAATAAAGGAGCGGCAGCAGCCACTGCACCTATAGTACTTCCAATACCCTGTATACCCTGGCCAATAGCAGCACTTCTTGCAGCTTCTGATTCACGTGCAATTTGTTTTTGTTCTTTAGCGTTAGCCACATCCATCTGTAAAAGCTGCTGGTTTACTGCATCTTTAGACTGTGCTTTAGTAGCTTGAAGATCAGAGATTTGTTCTCCCATTGCAATACGTGTTTCTTGAGCTTGTGCACCAGCTTGTGCGCCAACCCTACCAACACCCGCAGCTAAAGCTCTTGCGTCTCCTTCTTGTAAAGCTTCTGTACTTTGTTGAGCAACAGCTAAATTGTTTTCAAACTCAGCGTCATAGGCGTCTAAAGGAACGCTAAGGCCCTCATAAAAATCCGTCTCTGCTTTTTTCTTTGCATCTTCCATTGCTTTTTTTGCTTCTGCTGCCGCTGCCTCTCCTTCTCTTTTTGCTTTTGCTGCTGCTGAAAAACTCATTGCGGTACTTGTTGCCGCTGATGCTATACCTACTACTGCTGTTGTTACTGCTGCCATATTATATTTTTTTAATCATTTCATGAGTATACGTACTGCCTTCCTCAAAATTATTGTTTTTATAAACTTCTATCAATGGTTTATTTTTTATTAATGCATAAACATATTTGTTTCCTTTTTTTTCTGCTTCCAAACTAATTGTTTTAATTAAAAGTTCTAAAGCGTCTCTTCTGTTTTGCCTGTCTTTATAATGCCTATTAGATATTATCCAATCACACCATGCTGCTTTTGAATTAGTTAAGTACATAAAACCAGCACATATAGGCTTATCTTCTTCATAAACAATAAAACCACCTTTACCATTATCTGGTAAAAAATCTTTAGAAGGCGGTGTCCATCTCCAGTCTCTCCACCAATCACACAGAATGTTATCGTAGTCCTCTGCTGTTAATGGTAATATATTTAATTTCATTATCGCAAAGATAATAAATTCTATGGATAACTTTTCATTACACTACTACCGACTGAAAACAATTCAACTGCAGCAGTATTAGTATTTACAAGCGTATATTGCATAAAATAACCACGTGCACCATGAGACTCTGCTATAGCGTTTTTCATAAACATAATAAAGTCACCATTTGCAGGCACTGTTCCTAAAGTCACCCCATCAACAGCCGGAGCAGTATCATTAATAGTTATTACATTAGTATCTCTATTTAGTGCAGTAACTTGACCCGCATAAACTTCTGGTCCTGCTGGTGCTGGAAAAATACCTGGTGTCGCTGCATACACATAATCACCAACAGAAATAATACTCCCTATATCAAAAGTAAAAGTAAGGGTAATAGCTGGAGAAGCCCCACCTACACCACCTACCGCAGGGAGAGTTCCTATACCATTAGTAGATCGGGCAGACCAATTTACTGTATCTTGGTTTTCTCTTAAAAAAGTAAACCATTCTCTTTCTTTTTGCTCAAACTCTGTGGCTAACATAGAGCCTGTTCCCAGTTCTGTAAATAATTCAGTACACCTCCACCTGTCATCACTTTCATAAGACATGGTTTTAAATAGTTTAATAGTCTGAGGCTCAGTATTAAACACTGATGTTATTGTAGAATTAAACTGAGTGTTATAGTAATTGTTTCTTATCTCATTGGTATTGTGTCTATATAAATTACCTCCATTAAAAGTATAAAAATAACTATTCATCCCAACCATATAGTCTGGCTGAAAAGAATAAAATGAAGGCCATCCTTTTACGTTTTCACTGTAAGATAATGTTGCTGGTTCTAAAGGCATATTAACAAGATGTTAGATTAATTATTACTCCGTTTGCAGTTTGCATACAATAAAATACTCCTCCAAAAAACACGCTATAATAACCATCAGCTACAGTTGTAACTCCGCTATTATCAGTAAAAACCCAATCGTTTACTGCCGGCAATCCAGTGGTTCCTGATACGGGTGCGTGATAAAAAAGATCTGGAGAAGTTGTTATTGAACATGCTCCTGCACAACCTGCTTGACCGGAAAGAGTTCCTTGAAATGAAGGTAGATACGCAGGGCATAAAACTTTTATAGACCAATCAAAAGTTCCCGCATTAGGAGAGTCTATTACAAAATCTATAGTATTCAAAACTGCAGAAGTTTTAGGGACTACCATTATAGTTGTTCCCCATCCACCAAAGGAATTTAAATCTACACCTCCAGCAGCTTGATTTAAGTATGGACCCCAAGTGCTTACATTACCATTAGGCTGCCAAACGCCTGCACTATAAGATTGCTCTGCGCCTGTATAAGTAACGCCTCCACTTCCTGTCATGTTTGTAGCGCCACAACATCCTTGATCGCCAATTAATCCCTGTAGATAACCTCCTCCTGGAGTGTTAGGAGAAGAATACTCGCTTGCTGTAATTGCATTATATGTCCAAGTTGCTCTTGCATTATTACCTGATCCAACCGTAAACTCTACTATTACTGCACCCACATTTACTCCCACATCTACTGTAAGAAGACTTTTAGCAAATACATTTTGAGACACTGGTGTTGATCCGCAAGAAGTTATACAAGAAGGGCACGTATTAGTAGCCCCTAACACACCTCCTGTCATTTTTCTATAAATACCTCCTTGACTATACCATCCGTCAGGAGCAACAACGCTTAACGCTGAATTTGTAAACAAGCCTGTTGCTAAAGCAAAGCTGGTTCCGTCATAATAATAATTTCCTAAAGTTGCCATATAATTTAATTTTTTAACATGATCCTGCTGATATTACCGCTCCGTTTGCCCCTACCTGAATCCATTGTTTTGGACTTGCCGCAGAAGGTTGAGCTGGATCTACAATATAGAATCCTGGAAGTATAACCGATGCTGGATCACAAGTTAAGTTTGCAAAACAAATCTCTCCAATCTGAGGAATAGACCCTGTTCCGTTAAAAGAACCTTGCTGATTACCAGCACTATTAGTATTTGTTTGACAAGCAAAAGCTGAAGTTGATTGTGCAGGTCCAAAGTATGTTATTCCGCACGCAGGATTACATCCGCAACAAGCTTCAGCAGCACTACCAGTCGCTATAGGAGAGAAGCATAATGTACTTTGCGTAGTCTCTCTTAAATCCCAAACTAAATATAAATATTGATTGGATAATGGGAAGTTTACTGCAGTTGTAGTAATAGTAGCTTGCTCCGATCCTGCGGCACCTGATATAGGGACTATGTTTATTAAGTCTGGATCAGCCAATAATAATTGCATGTCAGTATTAGTGTTTGCATACAATGTACTGCTTGATAAATATTTAAACTTATCTTGAGCACTATCAAAAACAAAATCATCAAACCCCTGCTTTAAAGCTCTCATTGTAATATCAGCACCTATATAAGGGAATACCCCTATCGACCTATTTCCAGTTTGAGATATATATTCAGTAGGAGTTATTAATCCTAAAGTAGCTAAATCATTTACTGATGGCGAAATAGTAGACCCATCATTCCAGTTATAATCAAAATGAATAAATTGACCATCTGTACTTGGGGAGCTTAATACAATTCTAATTATTGTTAGTGTTGTTACTGGAGGGCAATCTATTGTAATGTCATAAGTAGCCGAAGCTCCAGATGTTGTTACTGGAGTAATTACCATCTCAATATCATTTGGAGTATTTGCAGTTTTATTAACAGTTATAAATCCACTCGTTGCTGTAACTCCTGAACTAACTGTTACCCCATTCCAAGTAGCGTCTACAGTTATTGAGCCTGAACTTATATTGTAAGGTATATTTATAGACCCTACAGCATCTCCTACATTTACGGTATAAGATAATACATTTACCGCATTGTTTTGTGATAGTGTTGTTCCACAAGGAGTTCCTACTTCTGGGAATGGAACAGTTTTTAAATTAGTATTTAAAACATATTCATTCATATAAGGGTCATATCCCCCTAATTTTTGTGTTATAAGCTGTTCTGCAAATTGATCTCTAAACCAAGACCTCATTCCATATTGAGACACAACTTGTATTTGATCAGTATTAGCAGACGTTCCTCTTAAGTTTATAACAGCTCCTCTTTTAGTGTCTGTAAAAAACATATCAGAACCCCAAGCCGCAAAACTTTCTGGATTAAAACTAATACCATATTCTTCTATTCTTGCTATCTGAGTCCCTAAAACTTGAGGTACAGAAGCTATTGCCCCTCCTCCAGTTGAGTCGCTAATTACATTCTTTTTTGCTAAGACATAAGATATTCTATCTTCTTGCAAAGTAAGGATATCAGTCTCTCTGGAATACATAAACTGTATAGGACCAAAAGAAGTCTCGCAATCTTTATAATTTACTAATCCTAAATTAAATTCATTAAGGTTATTAGAGTTGGCGGCTCCACTATAAACCCCACTATAAGTCATGCCTGCAAATCTATTTGCTTCTTTATAGTCTTGATTAGAAACAGCCAACACTCTTTCTCCCATATTAAAAGACTTGGTTCCTGGAGAATCTGTAATTCTAAAACTTTCTACCCCGTTTCCAAATGTATAACAATTTGCAAAAGGTAATGTTACTTCTAAATTATTAGTAGCATCTTGATCTTGATCGGATGGACCTCCTGGAGACTGATGATATCTTAATCCATCTGCAGGGTCTGTGTATATATCCATCATTCGTGAAGCGTCATAAAATAAATTAGGATCTACTTCAGCCGGCTCTGTCTCCCATATAATTAATTGCCCTCCCCTTAAAACCTGTATCAAAGTACCAACATGCCCTGGTCTTTTGTCTCCCCAAAAACTTGAACATCTTGGAATACCACAACGATTTCTAAACTTAAGGTCACCAGTAACTGCGGTAGGGTCTCCATAAACAAATAACTGTGTATTAAAACAATGAGATGACGGAACTGTAGGAGCTCCTGTTGAAGTAGCAAAAGGAACCCCTGAGTTTTTATATTGTGAACAACTTACACCATTACTACTTCCAGTTGTAAAATCAGCCCCATCTCCATACCACCATAATAAGAAATTAGGGTAATCTTGAGATGCTTTAAAATCTCCATCAAATTTATATTTCTTTGATGTACAATTACTACCTTTGCTTCCTCTCCAGTTATCAATCCTGACTCTAATACTTGATCCTGCTGGTAAATCGTATGGACCTGTATTTGATGAGCCAGAAGGAAAGTTTAACTCATAACTGTTTGACAGGTTACAGCTTGTGCTGTTAGAACTGGATGATTTGTTTCCATAATCAATAACAGCATCATCTGCAATCTCAGTGCTAAACCCCCCTGGTTTTATACACATATATAATCCAGCTGGATTATTAGTATCTCCACAGGCACTTATACCTAAATCATTTGAATCACCACTAAACGCTCTTATTTCTAAAACTTTACACACTACATTAGAACTTACAGGGCCTAAAGTATCCGCCTTAACGACAAGATTCATTCCTTGAGTAACAATATTAGTATTATCTCCCTCTAACTTAAACCAAAGCACAGAAGGTTCTCTACAATCTGGAAAGTATAAGCTTGAAAAAACAGTAAAATAAGTACCTTCACTTGGCTTCATTACAAATTTATATTTAGAAGCCCAGTAAGGAGGTAAATTAGATAATGTTACCCTACATGTATTTTTATCTCTTGAATTAATTGGCGGCACATACAGAGTGTTGTCATTAGCAACCAATACTGTAGAAGCCCTACCGTAATCATCCATGTAAACAATACCTGTTTCATAATCTCTATTACTGTGTAAGCTATAAGTGTCAGCAGTTAAAAGATACCCAACAGTACTACTAAAATCTATAAAACTAAAAAACTCAAACTGCTCACTCACATCTCCAGCAGAAGGAGCGTCTTCAGAATAAAACCTTACAGCAGGACACTGAAGAGTAAATCCAGTTGCTGTAGCTGTGTAATTAAATCCTTGCTGAGTACACACTGCGGTTGCTGCTGGAGCCGCTGTAAGACACCCTGTAGTTATAGAGCTATTTATAATCTCCATAGTTCCTGGTGGAGGATTGACATAATTATTAAACTTATCAGTTACCGTACCCCCTTGACCCGAAAGGTCATTAGGAAGCAATGGTTGATAATTACCTATAGCAGTAGTTCCTATAGGCGTCTGAAACTCAGTAGAGTTAACTAAATCAGCAACAGAAGCATAAGCTACTGGGCACGTAAAAGTCCAGTTTATACTAAAAGGACTTGGCTGCTGAAAAGAAGGGCTTGAATCAGGACCGACAGCCTGCGGATTACCACCACTAACTTGAGGGGAAGGGGCGGACTGCATATTTAAATCAAAAGTCAATGTTAATCCTGCTGGAATTGGCAAGTCTAACGCTGATAAATCAAAGGTTATTTGTGAATCAGTAACACTAACAAGAGCAGGCTTCCCTGGTACAGCTTGCTGTCCTATTTCATAATCAACACCATCAGACGCTACAGGAGCATCCAGTCCTACACCTCCTATCTCTTCTACTAAATGCTCAGTGCTATAATTTATAGGTATTTTTTGACCGTTTTCATTAACAATATCGTAACCGTCTACATAATTTCCGTATATCAATCTGTTACCTTGAATGGTTTGAGCCTTAGCAATTCTGGGTACATTATCATATTGTCTTAATAATTCATCTGACCCTAAAGTTGTAAATATTTTACTATTGCTAAAAGTTAAACTTTGTTGTATTTCATCAGCCCACCCTAAATCTTTTTTATTATATCTTTCTATTACATAAATAACATTATTACCACTTTCTTTATAAAGCAAGTCTACTTGAACAACTCTTTTAGATCCTGTAGAAAAACCAATAGTAGCCCCATTAAAACGATTTAACATACCCGCATTATTAAAGGTATCTAAATTAAATCTAAAAGCTCCAGGCTGAAAAGCCGGCATACTAAATAAAGACGTTGCACTATACCCGCCATCTTGATATCTATATCTATAAGCAAAACATAAAAATCTTGTTTCCATATAATTTTCATCACCTGGAAAATCTTCTAATGTTACTTCAGGAACAGGTAAAGGAGTATATGTAGGAGTAGAGTCCTCAAATCCTGGAGGTTTTACAATAACATTTACATCTTGTTTACGTATACCATCAGAACCAGCGGGAACATTTGTAGCCGCTGGATCATCATAATTTCTTTTTACATTTATATATCTTGGAGGGTTTTTATCATCCGTAAAAAATAATTGGTTTTCTATTTTACTTACTCCAGTAACTAAGAATTTAGGATCAAAATTTAAAGTTGTATTAGCATTTCCAGGCTCCCCGTCCCATACCGAAACTACATGGTAGGTAACTACATTACTATTAGTGTTAAATGAAACTATCATGTCACACTTGCCTGTGGGAGATGCAGCGTTAGCAGAGTCATGAACAAACCAGTATATAGTTTCTTCCATTCCGTCTTCATAAACACCTAAGCAAGAGGTTGATGCAGGATTTAAAGGATTACTTTCGTAAGATAAAAAAGTTAATTGAGTATTACCTTTTGAATTTTCGACAGCCCCTATTTCAGTAGACTCAGTAGAACCTAATCTTACATTTAATGCGTCTACATATTCTCCAAGTGGAACTAAGCGCTCATCAACGCTTTTATTCATTTTCCCTGCTATAAAATTTGATCTAATATCTGCCATTCTATTTTATCCATTTATTCTGACCTCTTAAGTTTTGTAAAAGCCTCCCGGGGTGTATATTGCTTAATCTTAATTTAGCGTTTCTTAATAAAGAAGATTTATCTTTTCTTGCTCTATTAACCACATATTCTTGAACTCCAAATTTACTATTTACAATAGAGTACCTTATGTAAGCATATATAAACTCTTCAAATAATTTATTAACACTAACCAAAGAATCATCTCCTTTTTCTAATCCATCTGATACGTATTCTAAAACTACAAATTTACCCATCATTCCTGAATTAAAATTAATTACACCTCCACTTTTATTTATACTAAAAGTAGGATTTACATTTGCGGTTTCTGTATTCATTCCAAATCTACCGCCAACTGCATAGTCAAAATACCAAGTTCCATCTATATTATAGCCTAACGAACCATGATAAGGACCTGTACCCATGTACATGTTTTTTTGAGTTCCGTCTAATCTTTTTATATCAAAGAAAGAATCAGCTGGCTTCAATACATTTCCGTCTATATCAAATAAAATACGACAGTCATTATCTTGCAAATAAGCCCCACTCCAATTAGTCTGAATATTTTCAGTCATAGGGAAAAGCATTCCATTTTCCATTAAAGAAACTCTTACCCAATTTACATAATCGGGAGGAAGAACAAATCTTAATTCTTCACAAACTTCTAATTCTAATATTTTTATTTCTTTCATCGCATCATAATTCAATTCTTGAATTCCTCTTTTTGCGTGAAATAAAACTTGATATCTATTTATATTATTAACAATTTCATGATTACCCTGATACATTAACATAAAATTATTAACTATATTTTCTAAGGTAACATATTGATATGACCCCCAATTTTTTTCAGATTCAGGACTTGAGCCTGGAGGTACTATACCATTTTCGTAATATTGATAATCTGTAATATATGCCATAATTAAGCTGTTTCTTGGTTATCTAAAGTTTCTTCATTTCCTCCAAATTTATAGACCATCTCTTCTCTAATTTCAATACCTATATATTGACAAATTTTAGCAACCAAACTTGGCTCGTCAGAATCTGGTAATTCAAACTCTTGAAAATCTGCAGCCCCTGGATTAAACTGAGGCTCGCCTCCTGTTAAAAATTGCCAGGTCCATTGAGGGTCAGCCGGGTATCTAATGTATTGAGCCTGTATATCGCCTGAGTTCATTATAGTAGAAGGATAAATTGTAACTATATTTCCTAAAGTTCCAATAGCAGTATTAGAACTTGCTCCTCCTAATACATAAGCAGGATAAGTTTTTGTTGGAGCTGTTAACATAGAACTTGTTAGTAAAAATATTTTATTTTGGTTTACCCTTTCTACTTCTTTAATATCTGTATTTGAATATATAACATAACTATCCCCTACTGCTAAAAATATATCTGCACTTAATGATAAAGCATTTGCATTTACAACTCCAGTAACATAAGCTTGTGTTAAAGTTGTTGTATTAACTACCAAACTCCCAATAGGTGGTGTTGGAGCTGATACAGGTATAGTTGTCCATCCTACTGCTGCAGCATCATCAAGCTGACCTACTGTTATAGCTGTGTTTGTACCTGTAAATAAAGGCTTAGAATAATAAAATAATTTATTTATTAAATAATAATCATTTGGTAATGAAAAGGTGTTAGCGTTAGCTTGTGTTAAAAATACTGAAGCAGAAAAACTATCTATAACCTCTACTATTCCCTTTACAATATCAGCATATCCTGTTCCTGAAACTCTTTGGTTTTCTTTAGTTATCCAATTATTATACTGATAAAAATAATCTTCAAACATATCCATTTGCGCTTGCTTAGCATAAAGATTAAAATCTTGAGGAGATATGTATCCGTAGTTGTTTTTATTAGCTATTGCTAATACCGTATTTCGTACCTCATTTATTGATGCTGCCATAAACTTTAAATGTTTTCACAAAGATAGTAAAAAAAAAGAGGCTCACTTTATTTGTAAGCCTCTCTTAATATGTATAATACAACCTAAGCTAAAGCTACACCTGTTGCATAAAGTATAGCTGGTTTTGAAGCAACTACAGGGGCAGCAATTAAAGGCATTTCACCTACAACATTTGTCCATTCTGACTCCAAAGTTTCAAGCATTAATTTTTCAAAAGCTTTTTGCCAACTATAATTAGCTTGAGCTTCTGCAATAGTAATAGTTAAAATATCATTAGCTGCAGTTTTAGTTTTGTAAGTTAAAACAATAGGAGTAGTTCCCGCTCCACCAGCAGTTGGTGTGCTCATTACTATATTGTTTAAATTTACTAATCTACCACCAAAACCACTTTGAGATATAACAACAGCAGTGTCAGATCCATTATCGTCAAAAATTATAGAATCCAGCTGTAAAGCACTTTGAGTCTCTACCTTTGTAACTTTAGCGCTATAACCTTTAGTGGTATTTATTACCACATCACCTACTCTCACATCTGCTAAAAATGTTCCAGTAGCTATCTTAAAACTATATGCATTTGAAGGAGTCCATATTTTAAAAACAGCACCAGAAGTCTCCAAAGCAGCAGTTGCTGCTCCCTCAATACTTAACACCGTATCACTATCTACTTTAGTTACTGTAGCAAGTTGCCAAATAGTAGTCTCTAAAATAATATCTCCTACATTTATAACACCACTGAATCCTCCGCCTGAGTCAGTTAATTTCCCCGTTGCAGCTCCAGTAGTTGTACTGGATATTGTTGGGTTAGCCATGTCCGCTGTTACGCTGTAAAGCGGGAGGGGCACGTTAATAAACTTTCCCATAATTATGCTATTACTATTCCTGATACAGCCTGTGGTGGTACAGCTTTATAAACCACACGAGTCCAAGAAGTTGATAATGCAGAAACCATAGAGTCTGTAATAAATTTTCTCATACTGAAAGCTACTTGAGCAGCAGCAGTAATTGTTGCAGTATTACCGTTAAGGTAAGTTATTACTGTAGTAGTCGCAGTTGCACTTGCAGCTGTTACTGACAGGACATCGTTTACATTCAAAAGAACGTCCCCAGAGCCTGTAACTGGGATTGATAAGAATTTTTCCATTTTATAAAAAGTTTTTAATGGGTTAATAAAGTGCAAATATACATAAAAAAAAACACCCTTATTAGGGTGTCTCTTTTATTGTGCTTATATTATTTTATAAATTTTTCTTTAAAAGTTTATAAGTCTCTATACCTTCATCTCTTTGCATGTAAGAAGCAACTATATCATGATGATCTTCCCCAAAAGGAACAGTTAATAGTTTCTTTTTATTTTGAGGTAAATTAAAGTACACATCTCTTTGTTTGTTTCTTAAAGCAAGCATACCTTTTTGGAAGAAAATAACTACATCATCTTGAACTTGTAAAGTTGGATCGTTTAAAACATCTAAAAATTCAATAGGATAAGTTCTTGAAAAAACTAATATATCTCTTTTTAATTCAGCTGTACTCATACTATCCACCTGAGACCCCATAAGAACTCTACCTATAGTAGCCATTTTTTCTACAGATAAATCACGAGCCAAAAGTTGAGCGTCTAAAATTATGTTTTCCATTTCCATTTCTTCAGCAGCATCTTTTGCTTGATTTATTTCTTCAAATAAATTTCCATTACCAGGATGTAAAGAAAGAAAGTGTTGAAGTACTTGGTTTGTTTTTTGAACGTGAAGAAGTCCATCTTCAAAGACAATAGGCTCCATTATTGCATTACCATCTTGCTCATCCTCAAAAGGTGATTTTTGGTTTCTTGCATAACGAAGTGGCCTATTAACTCCTGTCTCTTCGTCAAAATATAAAAGATTAGTTCTTTTAGAGTGATGAGAAGAAAGCATATATGCTAAAGGAGTTCTGTTGTTTTTTAATTTGTAGCTCTTAGCTACCATTGTTTTTTTTGTTTTCATTTTATATAATTTAATTAAAGTTAAAAAAAAGGGGAGGAAATTAATCCCCCCCTAAATTAGTGTTACTTAGTCTTGGAATAAGAAGAAGTTGTTTGCACCTAAAGTACAACAAGCTCTTTCACTCAAGAAGTTAACTTGCATAGCATCTAAAGAAGATGTTCTTGCACCACCAGCAGAACCAGTAATCCAAGTTTTGTAACGTCTGTCTTCAGTTTCAGAAGCTCTGTATCTAACATGTAAGAATGGACGCTTAGCGTTCTTTCCTAACACTTGATCATATACAGAAGTAGAACCAGCAGGAACTAAAAGTCCGTTGATGTTTCCACCTACAATATCACCTCTCATTATAGCATCGTTTAAGTATTTCCAGTCAGACTTGTAGAAATCATATCCTCTACGGAATCCTGTGAAACCTAAATTTAAAGCCATGTCTTCGTCATTATCAAATAATCCGTATGAAGTACCACCCGCTCCGTAAGAGTTTTGAGCAGCTAACATATCGTCAATATCAAATGAGAATTGTCTGTTACAGAAAATAACATTTTCTTCAATAGCTCCTTGCTTGTCAAGTCTTTGAATAACTGTATCGAAACCAGCTAAAGTAGTTGGATTACCACCACCCCAAACATTTCCTCTACTTCCTACTACAAAGAATACACCTTCAGAACCAGCATTGATCACACCAGCTGCAGGAGCTGCACCAGAAAGAGCAGCCTCTGCACCAGAACCTGTTGCAGCTGGAACAGCTTCAATCATTGCAGTTTCAAGGTAGTCCTCAAATCTTAATCTTGTTTCGTGCTCAGACTTCATGTACCATAAGTATCCTGATCCACCATTTTCAGTAGAAATTTCAACCCATCCAATTTGTGCCATTTCAGAACCACTTACTTCGTAAGTATCTTTAATGATAATTGGTTTGTTGTCAAAGAATACATCGTTAGCCTCTAATGAGTCTACCATTCCTGGAGTTCCTTTAGCAAATTCAGAACCATAAATCATTATAGTTAATGTTGATGGAGCTGCTGGAACTACAGATAAAGGCTCATAAAACGCTACATTAATTGTAGTAGCTGTTGGTACACCTGTTACAACTGCTTTATTTTGCAATGTAGAACCTGCAGTGTTGTCAGATATAAAAAGAGTTTGACCTACTCTTACAGCTACATTACTACCAGCTGGTACTAATGGGTCTGTTACTGTTAAAACACCCGTAGTAGCACCTGTTGCTGCTAAAGTTACTTGAGTGTATTTAGTGTGTAGTCTTCCTTGCTCAGCCCATTTGATCATGTCTGAGTTAGAAGGCATTTCAGCACCTACCATTCTTAAGAATGAAGCTACTGTTCTATTACCATATCTTTCAAATTCTTTCTCGTATGTATCTGGAAGATACTGATTTAAGAAATCAAAGTTGGTAATGTAATTACTTGGTAGGGCTACTCTCTCCGCACTTGGCTGAAGATCAAACCCTGGTGTTGCATTTACTGCCATTGTTTTTAATTTTTTAGTTTATAATTTTTTAATACTTTTAATTTTGAGTCCTCTACCACTACTTGTATCGCCTACAGCTTTGATTTGTAGTCCATTTTTATTTAATGAAACAGGCGTTTTACGCATGTCCATATTAATATTTTTAGACTTTTTACTTACCTTGTCTACAGCCTGAGTCACCCCCTGATTGTAAAAAAATTCAGCAAACTTATCAATATTCATAGCTACTGACATTGCCCTATGATATCCTTGAGCATCATTCATCAAACCTGTCTCTTTGTCCATAAATTTATTTACGAACGTGTTGACATCTGACTGTTTACTCTTTAGCTCATTAGCATCACCAGGTTTAAACGTAAAATTATTTTCTCCGACAGAGAACTCAAAACCTTTGAATTCATCGTTAAAGACCTGATTGGTCTTATCTAAAAAATAATCGTACCTTTTCTTTTGCGCTTCTTTAGCATTAGTAGATTCTTCTATATAACTTTTATAGCTATTAAACTTTTCTCTGTCCTCATCAGATAACCCACCCCCGCTTGACTCAAGAGGAGTGTTATATTTATCTTTTTGTTCATTGAAAAACTTTTTAGCTTTTACAAGTTCTTTCTTTTTTGCTCTCTCAATTTTTTTAATATCACTTGGTTCATCTAAATCTTTATCATAACCAAACTTATCTAACATTAAATCTTTAATATCCTCACTATCTAAACCTTCTTCAGTTTGAGAATAATATTGAGACAACACCTTATCACTGTCCATGTCATCATAATTTTGTTGTAATTTTACAAAATCATTAATTCCACGTCCAGTTTCTTTTTTATACTTAAAGTATGCCGAAACATCTTCAGGTAATTCTTCGTTAGTTTTTGTTGTAGAAAACAACTCATCTACTGAAGATATATCTTTATCATATCTTTCTTTTATATAAGAAAGAATACTTTCATCATTTAACCCATCAGACTTAGGTTTTTCAGGTGACGAATCCTCTATTTTTTCTTCAACAGCTGGAACTACGGTTTCCTCTTTTGGGCCTGAAAACTTTTCCTCATGTTTCTCAAGTAATTCTTTTTCTATTTCTTGAGTTGATTTTTGCTCAACACCTGTTACTTCTTTAACAATGAACTTTGGCTGTTCAGTTGTTTCGTTTTTATTTTCTTCCATTTTATTTAATTTAATTTATGCAAAGTTAATATTTATTTAATTATTTTTTCAAGCGCTATCTGGGATTAAATTCTGCTAAATCAAACCCATCTAAACTATCTTCATTCGACTCAAAATTCATAGCTGGCAAATTGTTTTTTCTTTGCTCAATCATTTTAGATTGTTGCGTGTTTCCTTCAGCTATTCTTTGAGACTTACCTTCTTCTTTCTTTTTTTCTCTCATATCTACCTGCTGTTGCTCCATACCTCGTAATTGCATGTTGTAGTTAAATTCAACATCCATTAGTCTTCTTTTTAAATCAGCCTCGTTAGTTTGTTTTTCAATTTCAAAAGCAATTTCTGCTTTTTTAATTTGAATCTTAGCTTGTAATTCAGCCTGAGTTTGTTGCATTTTAGCCTGAGCCGCCTGCTTCTGAATAGCCTGTTGCTGTTGACCTTGCATAGCCTGCTTTTGCATTTCAGCCTCTTTCTTTTCGGCAGCACTTTGTTTACGCTTAACTTTTAATAATTGATTAGCCATTTTTAAATTATTAATAGTTCTAATATCAATAGCGTCTTCCAAATCAATTCCGCCCATTTTTAATGCTACCTGAATATTAGCCTCTAACTGAGCTTTTTCTTCTTCATCAGGACTCATTTCAATAAACACACCAAAGTCATATAAATATAAATTTTTAATTTCTTCTATAATTCCTAAATTATATTTACCAATTTGCATAGCAAATTCATCTTTAAAGTCAGCGTATTCTAACACATCCGCAGTCCTTATTGAAAGAGCTTCAGCTAAAGTTCTGGTTATATATAAACTTGAATTAAGAATGTGTCTGGTAGCTACATTAGAATTTAACGCTGCTAACTTCTGAACACCCACTAAAGAGTTAGGGTCAGGAGTAGAAGCATCCCTGGCTTCATTTAATCCAGTTACTTGCCTTATCATTCCTAAATAGTGATTATAATTACCTATAAGCATTTGCATCTTACTACTACCACTATTAGATGTTAACTGAGTAATTGGAACTTTTGCATTATTATATTCTCCGTCTTGAGTATAACTTCTACCCACTACACTACCTGTTTGAAAGTATAATCGTAAAGCATCTGAAGGATCATAAGCATTACCCGTTCCTAAATCTACCTCACTTAATCCGTCAGCATCAATAAATACCCCGTCAGGAACTACCTTAGAAACAACTTGTTGTAATTTTAAATGACTTATTTGAATTAAATCTGCAAAAGGAATCATTCTTTTAACTAAAGAATCTAAAATACCTTTATACATTCTTGGAGCGCACGCTACATAGTTAGACATGGCATGTTGATTGGCAGAATTAGGACGGACCATATTCTCCATCATTTCCCACTTAAGAAGCATATTGCTTCCCATTACCATAACCCCATCATACCATACGTCAATTCTTTTTTCTACTCTTTCAAAATTACCCTCCTCCATCATTTCTTCTGGAGGGTTAAATTGATCATCTTTTTCTACTGTTTTAAAAGTTCCTTCTGCAGTTTGTTTTTTCTTATAAACAAAACTATTAGTAGTTTTATAATTAAAAAACAACAATGTACAAGTGTCTCTTGCAAACATACTATTCTCATAAATAGCAGCTGTATTATAGTAATCATACCAAGCTTGACTATATTTTGATATTTCCTCTAAATCTTCTGTTGTTAAATCTGGATTGATTTTTAACACCTCCGAAATAGGAACTGTCTTAAGTTCACCCCAATAAAAACAATCTTTAAAATAAGGATCTTCAGTATAACTATAAACTACATTTGCAGGGTCTACATACTCTACACGAATACCATCTCCTTGCTGAAACATGTGTTTAGTAATACCTATACCTATAGTAGTTAAATCATAATCTACTCTTTTACGAATATCAGAATAATGATTTTCTTCCAGCATAGTGTTAATAGCAATTTCATTAGCAATTTCTATCCCTGGTTTATAATTTAATTGCATGTACAACTCCATTTCAGCATCACTTTGAGGAAGTGTTTTGGGGTCTACTTGAAAAACATTCATTTGAAAATCTTTTTCAACTTGATGAAATAAATCTTGAGCAGCCACATTTACCTCAATCATCTTTTGAAATTCATTTCTTTTTTCTGCAGACATAGCATCTTGTGCCTGGCAATTTACTTTAAATAATCTATCCGCCATTCCATTTACTACTATATCAACAAACTTAGGTATAACAGGAATAGGCGACCAGTCTAAGTTAAGGTAAGATAAATCTCCATCTACCGCTAATTCGTTTTTATATTTTGCAACTGATTGCTCTCCTCTCGCATACAGTCTTAGTCGGTTAAAATCTGCCCACTGATTGTAGAATCTACAATTCATGCCATCCTTTCTAAACCATTCGTATTGTATTGCTTGACCTACCTGTAACCCAAAAGTTTTTTTCTTTTTATCTGCATCGGACACAAATTGATCTGGGAAGGCAGCTGATTGGATATTTATAGTGACTGCTTTCATGTAATTATTTTACTTAATGTATTCTTATTATTATATCTTGCAAAGTTAATACTTATTTTTGATTTTTCTTTAGATGGAGTATATAAGTGTTTTTGGTTAGCCATGATAGCTAATCCTGAACTAATAGCTGCATCAAACTTAGTTCTATTGTTAATATCAAACTTAGCCCAGTCTTCTAAAGTTCTTTGAAAATACATCCTTCCCATATCATCTTGATCTCTATAATCCCCTAATAAATCAATACCAACATGCTTTTCAATATAAGATTCTATTGCTGAAGCATGAGATTGTTTTACGTCTTCAGAAGTGTTAGGTATTCCTCCTAATTCTTTTTCTGTTTTAGATAATTTGTTATAGGTTTTGTCAGGACGATTTAAACAATATCCTCTATATCCTCTATTTTTAAAGTGATACAATAAGCGAGGTTTATTGTTTTCACAAAGTATAGGCATCCCATAAAAAACACAAGCCATTAATACTTCTTCAAAAAATATTTCCGCAGTCTGTGGGCGTGCTATATATTCTAAAAAAAACTCATTACTTGGCGCACTATCCATATTAAATTTAGTCAGACCATGCAATGCTCCGTTAGAACCCTTCCCTACAACTACGCCAGATATATCATAAGAATCACAACCAAAAGAACCTAAGTGTTCATTCCCTGGTTTTTTCATACCTCTGGCTGTTATAACTTTATTCATCAAACCCTTCCCTGGTGTCCAGGTTACTAAAAATCTTCCATTTTTATTAGGGGACCATATTACTTCAGTATCTTTAACTCCATCTTTCCACTGAAAAGATCCTCTTGTTGTATGGTGATCCATTATTAAAGAGTCATTATAATCTACTTGTTGATATATTTTAGTTAAGTTAAATAAAGATTGTTTGCTTTCATCTCTAAACGCATGAGACTCTGTTCTTGGAAATTGTCTGTAAAATTCATTTAAAGCGTCAGGATCTTGCGTCAAAGAACTAACTTCATTTTCCCAATAATCTATTGCTCCTATATTAATATCTTCACCATCTATACCTACAATAGGTTTGGCGGGAGTTTTAAAAACAGGCATTCCATATCTGTCTATATATCCCTCAAAGTTCCATTCCATAGGTATAAATAAACAATATAGGCCGCTTTTTGTTTGGCCATTTGCGTTTCTTTTAGAAGGAAAAGAATCCTCATAAAGTGATTTAAAATTTCTTCCCCCCTTATCTAAAGCGTTCGAAGTTGATCCCATCATACACTTTCCAATAACCTTGCTACCTAAACGTAAACAAGTTTTTGTTACCCTCCAGTTATTTAAAATGTTATCAGGTTTTTCCCATTTACCACTTTCATCATGAAGTAGTAATTGTAATTTTTCACCATCATAACTGTTATCTCCTGTGTTTTTCCAGTCAATAGTGGTGTCTAATCCTTCAAGTTCTTCATCAGCTAAATGGTACATATTTTTTTTTGTAATCTTAGAAGCCGGTACTCTATATGCTAATTCTGTTTTAGGTTTATCCATACCATCTTGAATAGGCTTAAAAAAGAATGGGTAATTATTAGAGATAGGAACAACTTTATCAGTAAACATTTTTTTAGCATCAGACCCACTTTTAGATAATATTCCTATCCTTGAGTCTTTAGTAATAGTAGCCTGGTTAACACCTTCACATGAACTCATAAATGAAAATCCTGAACGCCTTATTTTTAAATAACACATTCCAAAGCTTCTTTTATCAGCTTTAGAAGCTTCCCAGAATATATAGAAAATTCTATTAGCTTCTCTAAAATCTGGATTACCTACATCAATTTTTGTCCACTGCAAATACATATAATGAGTGCCTGTGATATAGGTAGGGACTCCATTATTCATAAACCAAAAGCCCTGCTCTCTTCTGTCAAACTCTTTTTCTATATAATCTACCCATTGAGACTTAAAGTTGTCAGGAGTTTCATGCCACTGAAATATAGATTTTATTCTATTTAACTCTTTAGATAAGGGTACAGCCTCCCAGTATTGATCTTTTTTTTCTTCTGATCTTTTAAAAACTTTTGTAGGGACTTTAGGCATTCCTATTTTTAATCCATTTATATCTATAACGCTACCTATTTGACCGTCTTTAGATATAACCACTATATCATATTTCTCATTATAACCGTACGCCCAAGACCTCCCTCTGTTTTTATTAGATAAAACAGATTTAGGAATAACTCCTTTTAATTCTTTATATAATTTATTTTGATCTTGACTCTGCAAATCCTTTTAATGTATTAGTTTTTTTGTCAGCTACAGTTCCTTCTAATAATGCTCTTTCTTCTTCTATACGTTTTAATATTTCAAATGCATCCATAATACAAAGTTTTTTTGTAGCTGCTGCATTTTTTAATCTGTCTGCGGCTAAAGGGTCTTCTGCTTCATACTTTATAATATCTTCTTTAGCTACTTTAATTAATTGTTTGACTGCTTTTTCTCCAGCCTTTATTATTTCTAACTTAATTTCTTTAGTGTCCATTACTTAAATTTATAAAACATAACATATACCTCTCTCCCTTCCTTCCATGACTTATTAGGATATTTGCTGTGAAAATAATTAGCAGGATATGATACCAATCTGTTTTGCTCATAACCCGCTACAGAAACTAATCTCCACATATCTAACTCTTCAGAGTCGACCTCTATTAATTTATTGTATTCTTCATCTGTTATATGATCAGGAAGGTTTTTCCCGTAAACCTCATGTTCCCAAAAAGCTGTTCCATGAAGACTCTCTACTTTTCTATTAGACATATAAAGAACAGCAGCTCTATCAGGCTTTTTACCATCTATGTTTAAGTCTGAATGTATACGCCATTTATTATCAAGATCTTCATTTGAAACTCTAAAAAAACTTAGTATATTTTCTAAAGGCCTTCCTTCTATCATTCCTAATTTTCTTAAAACATAATCATCAAAAGATGTAGGAGATTCTTGAATGTAAAAATTTTTATCTCCTGCTGTGTGCTTTATAAACTCTCCTTTTTTTAAATATTTTTCAGCTATTTTAAATAAATCTTTATCTATAAAATTATCTATAATATGTATCATAATGTCATAGTTATATTGTCTGTAAACATTCGGTACAATTTTTCTCCCTCAATATTAAAAGGATAATCGCTGTCAGGAGTGTAAGATATTTTATCCCCTTCTTGTACTCCTAAATCTAACAATTCTTGATTAATATATTTTACAATACCAAACAAAGGCTCTTCACTTCCTCCTTTAAAAATATACGAATCTTCTAATTCAATAGGTTTTATAAAACAATATTTACCCCAAGCTTTCCATTTGTCTTTATTTTTATACATAAAAAATTGATCATAATCTACTAAAAACAAATTATCTTTTAAATGACTTCTGCCGCTTTTTCTACGACCCTGCATGTCATTATAAAATTTAAAAACATTATGATGAACTAATAAGGTGTCTCCTTTTTTAACAGCTCCGTTATAACCTATAGGAGTTTCTATTACTGTTGCAAAACGATTAGAAGCTGTGTGATCTTCCTCAGAAACACTGGTAATAAATTTTACTCCAGATATTTCTTTAAGGTTATCGTATCGCCTATCATTGACAGGGGTTACAATAAAAGAGTCGGGAGACCTCACTAAAAGTTTATGTTATATTCTAATGATATAGGAAGGGTGCTAAGAAATTCTTTCCACATATATATCTCATCACCTCTTTGAATCCATATTTTATAAGAAAGACTGTCTCCTTGAATAAGATGTATTTTATGAGAACCCCCTAATACTTCCTGACCTACTATATAATGCATAGCTCCAGACTTATAGTCTGAGCCGATTGATATTTTTCTGATGTCCATTTCATTTTATTTTATTTAATTTAAAGTGTTGAGGTCTGATATTTCATAGTTAAATCAAAAAACATATCAGCGCTATGTTGAGTTTGTCCGCTGCCAAGAGGGTCAAACCTATAAGTTAATAAAAGCCCTTCGCCCGCATCAAGTTTTCTTACCTGACCACCATTCCACACCATATCTTGACAATCTATAGCGCCATCATCATTAATAGGAAGAGGACCTCCACTAACGGTAAAAGTAAAGGTTCCTACTAACGAAGCATTTGTATTTGTGCAATAATTTGTTACATGCCATAATTCAAAAATATGGGCTATTGCAGCTGAAGAAGCTGCCCCATTACTGTGATAAGTAACAAATCCTGAAGCTGCGGAAATACAATTTTCTTCTGTTCCTGCTATTGAATACTGTAGGGATGGCTGTTGAAGTATCTGACCAGAACCGTATTGCAATGCAGTCCATGTAGTTGCGGCTGTTGCTGGTGATGAATTAGTAGGTTGCCAAAAACGAGTCATATTAATATTATTAAGACCGGTTCCTCCAGTTTCAGGACTTCTGGCAACCCAATATTGACCGGGCATATACTTTTGCTCTGCTACAGAAAATCTATCTCTTACCATTGAGGTTGCTGCAGTTGTTTGCCAAGTCCCATCGGCTGCCAACATGTGGGCTCTTTCTTGTCCAGCTGTTACAGCAGCAGAATTTGGAACATTCCCAACATTAACTCCTCCGGCAAATACATTAGGGGTAAGAAAAGCTGTAGTACCAACAACATTTGCTTATAAAGAATCATTTAACCCTGTAGATGTTCCTGTTGCTGAAATTTGTACGTCTGTAATTCCTCCTCCTGTACCATTACTTATATTGGTAATTTGACCTTGAGCATTTACAGTAACATTAGAATTAGTATAAGAACCAGCTGTTACCCCAGTTGGAACTATTAATCCTGTTATTATATTATTTGTTCCAATAGGTGTTACAGAAAAAGTTAATCCTCCGGAAGCATTTGTTCCTTGAATACCAACGAGATCTCCGTTATCTACAGTAGCTGTAGATCCAGTATTACCTGCTAATGTAAAACTTGTTAATGTTCCTACTGGAGCGCTCCAGTTTCCTGATCCGTCTAAATATAAGGTAGCTGTTCCTCCTGAACCTGTAGGAACATAACCTACATTAGTACCTCCGTCATATTGATGAGGAGTCCATGTTATAGCGCCTGTTGTTGCGTTTTGTGAAATAGGCGCTCCTGTAGAATTCGTACCCGACTGTATTGTTACGGAAGAAACTCCTGCAGCAGTTTGAGCAACCCAGTTTCCGGTACCATCAAGAACAGTACCGGCTGTTCCTCCTGTGGGAACGTATCCGACATTAGATCCCCCAGCATAAGAATGGGAAATAAGTGAAAGATTATTAGTAGTTATTGAAGCGCTTAGAGGAAACCCAGTAGAAACCGATGTACCAACTGTCTCTGTAAGAACTGCAGTAGTATCAAAAGTAACATCAAAAGCATTAGTTATAGTTGTTGTTATTCCAGTTCCCCCTATAAACGAACAAGTGAATGCATTATTTACACTACCTAAAAAGCCTGTTCCGTCTGATATTTTCCAAACATAAGATGAAGAAGATGGGGTAGACCATGTACCGTCTCCCTCTAAATATGTACCAGCTGTTCCTCCTGATGGTACATGCCCTACATTTACACCGCCATTATAAGGATGAGATGTGTAATCTACATCCGTAGCAGTTACAGCCACCATCAGAGCGGCTCCTGTTGAAGCAGCCCCATTTCCTCCTGTAAAGCCCTTCCAATTTCCGTCTCCACCTAAAACTTCAGCTGATGTTCCTCCTGCAGGAACAAATCCTGTATTACTACCTCCGTTATAAGAGTGAGGAGTAACTAAAACTACTCCTGTTGTTGGAGCTATAGTCATAGAAGGTCCTACTGAAGTTGTTGCTGATTGTAATGTTACTGAAGTTACACCACCACCACCAGAAGCCCCGTTAGAAGCTGCTGTTATTCTTCCGTATATATCTACAGTAAGATCTGTGTTGGTATAACTACCGGCTGTAACCCCTGAAGCGGTAAGCCCTACTGTAACTGTATCAACCGCAGATGCAGCTGTTCCTATACCTGTTCCTCCCGCAATAGTTAAAGTATTACCATTTGTAATTGTTTGAGATCCACTATCTCCAGCAGCGTTAAAGCTTGTCATTCCCGTACCTCCTCCTGCTGCGTCTATTGTTATATTACTACCCGTATCTGTAAGTGTGATATTAGTTCCCGCTACTAATTTTACTGTATTAACAACTCCAATAGAAGATGTTAATTTTATATCTGCATCTGATGCGTTTTGAACTGAATCTAAAACATAAGTTGTGTCTGATGGAGGGGACGGATTAGAAGTAACCGATGTAATCTGACCTTGAGCATTTACAGTAAGGTCAGTATATGTATATGATCCCGGAACTACCGTTGTGTTATCTAAATTAACAGTAACAATATCTGTATTAGAGGTTAAAGTGCTTAATCCTGTACCGCCAAGAACTTGAACTACATCACTATCATTTATCGTTTGAGTAGGTCCAGCATCAGCACTCAACTGAAAGTTCGTCATTCCTGTAGTAGTATTATTTACCCAAGAAAGAACACCTGCGTTAGATTGTAATATCTGATTAGCACCACCTGTACCATTAGTCACAGCTATAGCTCCAGGGCTAACTGTTGGTGTTGTTATATTAGCAGTACCTGTAAGAAGAATATTTTGTGTTGAAGTATTTCCTGCACTTAAAACCTGATCTAAATTAGGATTTGCAGCTGCATTAGTTGTCCACTCCACGCCCGTTGCTGTAGCTGTTAAATATTGTCCTGGAGTACCAACCGAAGCGTTTGCGCTTATAGTTGTGTTTGACCCTAACACTAAGCTTCCTGTAAGATCAATATTCCCCGTAAGGTTTATATCTTCAGTAGCTGTATCTCCATTAGTTAATACTACTTGTAAAGTTGGCACTGTAGAAGACGCTGCATTAACCCACTGAACTCCCGATACAGTAGAACTTAGTATTTGACCGGCTACCCCACATGATCCATTTACATCCTCTAAACAACCATCAAGATCTACAGTAGAAGTAAAAGTATTAGTTCCATTAAACGTATTATTTCCGTTTGAAACAATATTAGAAGTTGCATCTAAAGTTAAAGGAGATGCTGCTGTAAGATTTATACCTATACCTACAGCTGTATTACCTACATTTAATACTTGTTGTAAACTTGGAGTAGAAGGAGGAGGTAAAGTACCCCACTCTATACCTGTTCCTGCTGGATTTATAGATAGTATTTGTCCTGCAACCCCTGTGTTACCAGCATAATCACTTATTGTTGTTAGTGTTGAAAAGTTTAAAGTAGAGGTGTCAGATAAAATAACATTAGAAGATGCGCCCACATTTATATCAGAGCCTGCGCCCGCTATGTTAAGATCAGTCCCTCCAGATAAACTTAACTGCTGCCCTGCACCATTCATTATCATTGATAATGATGTTGTATTTCCAATAGCTAAAGTTTGCTGTATATTTTCTCCACCCCCACTTGGAGATGGAGTTGTCCATGTTGCTAATCCACCACTACCACCAGAAGTAAGAACTTGACCAGCAGCTCCCGCTGATCCTGTTAGTAGTATTTGGTTTAAATCTATATATCCATTTGGCCCAGGACCACCTGTTAAAACAATACTTTGTGTGGCAAAATTACTTACATCTAATACTGATTGCAACCCCTGAAGAACTCCAGGTCCTCCTGCGCCTATAGAGGCAACTGTAAATGTGACGGTCTTATTATTATCACTAACGTCAGTTGCAATTAGTAAATCATCATCCGCTGGAGTTACCGTAGGATATACTGTGATGTTTTCAATTTTAGCCATATCTTATTTTGTTATATTATTGACATTTCTGTATATTGAACCGTCACTTTTAAAGTACTATCACCAGTTCCGCTTGGAGTATTTCCTACTCCAGTTAAAACTAAATCTTGATTAACAATAGGTAGAGTAACGAGAGTTCCCGCAGATCCTGCTATAGAAGTTGGTGATACTGAATTTAGAAACGATCCTGTAAAACTTGCTAATACCCCTCCTACAGTAGGAGTTGTATAGTTAACTGAAAAAACATCAGCACCATTAAAAGCATAAGCAGTGGTAACAGTATTTAATGTTAACAAAATACTTACAGGAACAATAAAAGTATTAGGGTCGACTGAAGCTGGAACTATTGTAAAAGGAGTTGTAACCAACCCTAAAACTTCAGCTGAAGTTAATTCTAAACTAACTTGTTTAAACCCTACTAATCCTGTGTTTAATGCAGACACCGTACCTAAAAACATATTTTTTGTAGATCCATCATACTCATCAGTAATGATTACCATGTCTCTTGTACCGGCAACAGTTTTTAAAGGATACGTTATGGTGTCTTTTATTTTAGCCATTTTCTTCTTTTTCTTTTTCTTTACGAGTTACCTCTCCTGTTTCTAAATTTACAATCGCATCTTTACCATGCTTTTCAGCAAGAGAAGCTTCCAATACTTGAAACTCACCTCTTAAAGATTCTACTTTTAAACATAGTCCATGTTTTTGAAGCTCTAAATCTCCTAATTGATTTTTAATAGTATTGAACTGTGAATTTAACTCTTGTAAATTCTTCAATGTTTTTTCGTCAATCTTGTTTTCCATTTTTATTTGATTTTAATTAATTATTTATTAGTGCAAATATAAGAAAAGTTATCTAACACATTTTAATTATATGTATCCTAAATTTTCTAATATTTTTTTGTTAACATTATATCCGAATGATAATAAAATTCGAGGCTCATCACTTTTTGTTTTTACGGTAGAGTGTTCGTATTTTCCTGCTACGCATATCCATGGCTCATTTGTAGTTACCGGAATAGTTTCTTTTACATTATTTTTTTTGATAATTGGCTCGCCACCGTCTTTTGGCTTGCTAATTAATACGTTTAACCGAGTAGTGTATTCGTCTAAATTATCTGTGGTGTCGGTGTGCCATTTACACTTATATCCTTTTTCAGAATATATCACCATTATTCCTGACTCAGCATACTTTTTGGTAGGAATTTTATAAGTATTAATTAAGTCTTCTTCAATATGTTTTAAATCATTGTAGGGAAATGAATGAGCATTTAAAACTTCTTTTAAGTCTTTTTTTTGTAAATCTTGAAGACCAAGAACTAATCCTTTATGACCCTTAGGCTTACTGTTTGGTTGTGATTTTATTAAATCTATATTTCTTAAAACCCAAGACTTAAGTCTTTGCGATGAATCTTGATTAATCATTTGTTTTGTTTACTACTTCCTCCAAAGAAAAAGTCCACTATGGTGTTTACTTTAGCTGACATTGCTCCGAATACTGTAGATATAAAACCTATCTCATATTCTGATAAAACTACTTCGTGTAAAACAAAATACTTAAACATAGTATATGTGAGCAAAAAATAAGCTATAGTAAATAGGCCAGCTAATATTTTCTGAATGAAAGCATCGTCTTTGTATAATGATCTTGCGTCTTTACGATCTTCTACTTCTTTATTGAAAGCCTCTCTTTCGGCATCCAACATTATTTTTTTTATAGCAAGTTTAGCTTGATCACGCTCTTCATCTGTTGTAATGATTTCATCTAATATTCCCTCCGCATTCTCAACAACCTTTCCAAATAATCCTCCTAATAAATTTTTCAGCATAACTTAATATTTTCCCCTTCTGTTAGACGGTGAGCTTTTAGTAGAACCACCTTTACCTGCCCATAGTTTTTTACACGACCAGTATCTTGCTGTTAGTTTTGATTTTGCTGTACCGCATTTATGTCTTGCTTTAAAAGATTTTCTTGCAGCCGCAGAATAGTTATGACCATAACCTTTAGCGCCAAAGTGAATCAGCTTCTCTTTACCACCCTCACAAGCCTTAACCATCTTCTTTTTACCTGGACGGTCAGAAGCTACAACTCGGTTACATTTCATTCTACTTTTTTCAGCCATTATACTCCTTTTACGTTTTTAACAAACTGCTTACCTTTTGACCCTTCTTTCTTTTTCTTTCTGGCTGTTGCAGAAAGCTTGCTTTTAGATAATCTTTTAGCCTTAGATAGTGGCAAACACCTGTCTGGATTTTTTTTATTTTTAGAGGTTCCGCATGGGCCTTTGATTTTACCATCAGTACCTATACGAACCCAGTTTTCTTCTCTCCATTTTTTTAAAGCTCCAGCCATTACTTTTTCTTTTTACCCTTACCGTAGTTAGGATCTTTACAATACTTAGATGCCGCCATATTAGCGTATGCACTTGGGTACTTGTCAAACGTTCTTTTTGCCCAAGCTATTCCAGCTGGACAAATCTTACTTCCCTTAGTTCTTCCTTTCTTTGCCATTATGCGTATAACCAGATTGCGTCAGACTTAGATTGATCGTTATCCACGTGTATGAAGGTCTTTGAAATCCCCAAACGAGTAAATCCAACATTAACTAATGCTCTAACCATTATAGATCTTTGCTTGGAATTACCACAGGCAATGTCAGCAGCACATCCTTTTAAATGTGAGCTATTAGTGCTTGCTTGGTATCCTCGATCTTGTAAATCTTTATTGTATGCTTGTGTTCTGAATCCTGATGTTATCTTGAAGGGTATGCCTGATTCTTCTCTGGCAAAGTCTAACATCTCTAAAAAGTCATGTCTCATATTTTTCCCTGAACCAGGCTCATCAGGAGAGTCAAACTCGCTGTGGGTAAAATATTTCATGATTACTTTTTCTTTTTTATAAACTTATAAATTGTAAATGCAATAGCAAGTGAAAGAGAAACAAACTGAAGTATTTCGTTAGCCTGCATTAATGTTAATCCTAAAGCTCCTCCGTTGGCAGCTACTACTTCTACTGTGTCTTTCATTTCTACATTCATTTTTTTAAATTATAAGTACATGTTTTTACATATACTATTTTCCCTGTTGAAGTTGATGTTTGAGTCCAGTTCATTTTGCAAAGATATAAAATTTATTTTAGAATAAAGACTTAGTTTTTTCACCTGTATACTTGTTTGTTATAACCCCATCCTTTACAGTATTAACTGTGTCTGCAGTTGCTGTTTTAGTTGCTCCTAAAACCAATCCCGCAACTCCTAACCCTCTTTTTAACACACCCTTAGCAACAGGCTTTGCTAATTTAAGAGCAGTTTTTGCAGCATTTTTTAATCTGCTTTTATTCTTATTCTTATTGCGATGGTTCTTATTAGTTTTATTGTTTCCGTTTGCTGGCATAGTTTTATATAAAATTTATGATAATGATTTTGCTTTCTTAATTTTACCTGCAGTTTTAATTGTTTTAGCAACATTGATTAATCCTTTTGCTTTTGCTGCAGCAGACAATCCCCCTACTAAAGCACCTCCAGCAACCAGACTAAATCCCTGACTAATTGGATCTTTTCCTGCTAATACCTGATTACCAGTCTTTTTAACAAGATCTAAATTAGGATTAGTAGCTTTATTGTGTTTTGTAGGATTACCAAACTTATCAACCATTCTTTTTTTATTTTTAACTGTATTACGATGATTTTTGTTTGTCTTATTATTGCCCTTAGTTTGTTGATTGGCCCACTTTTTCTTTAACTGGCTTTTAGTTCTTTCTTGTTTCCATTTAGCCATCTGCTCCTTTCTTTCGGCTGGAGTCATGTTTTTAAAATTAACAGCGTTTGTTTTTTTGTTATCTGGCATATTTTTATTTTTATTGTCTTGGTGGATTTGGCTGGTTATTCCAAGAACTTCTGCTTGTATTATCTACATCATTTAATTCTTCTGCTTGCGTTCTAATATCAGTAGGCCTAATTCTTTGAGCAATCATCCAATTATTCATATCTCTATTTATAGGACCATCCCAATGAACTATAGCTGTAGACGTATCATTACTCCACCTTGCTGTGTCCCAGCTATTTTCTAATACCCATGAAAAATTAAATCCAGCTCTTAGGTTAGTTTGACTTATTTGTAAATAACTTAAATTTCTTGCCATAATTATAATTGTGGTGGATGTTCAGTGGATACATTAGTTGAAGACATATTAGCTAAACTGATGTCAACACCTCCGACAATATCAGTTAAAGGATCGGTATAAGTTCCTGTCGGATTAAACGTAGGATAATAATTTTTTAGTGCAGATGAAAAGGAAAAGTCAGAAACATAACACTTTCCTGTATTATTAGTATAAAGTTCACCTAACTGAGATGCAGTCAAGCCTTTGTCCCAAAATGATAAATGACACATAAATCCGTTGAAATAACCTCCAGTTCCAGTTCTCCCTAATAGAAAACTATTATTTGATATAGAGATCCAATTCCTGTTGGAGGTATTTACAGGTGGATTAGCAACACCATCTAAAAATGCATACGCAGCACCAACGGTCATATCTACTACTATAGAAATCATGTGCCATGTGTTAGCGGTCATAGCCGCACTAATAACACTAATATTTGATCCCCCTCCAAGGCCTCCATTTGTTCTAAAACTTACAGCCCCATTAGGTAACATCCTTAAAGCCCATCCTCCTTGCGGTTGAGTAGGAGTTGGTGATGTCTGTGCATCCATTATATACATATTAATTCCTAAAACTGGTGCTTTTAACCATACATTAATGGTAAAGCTTTCGTTTGCCGCCCCAGTTGTTCCTAAAATAGGCCCTGCAAGACTCTTACCAAACTCTGTAATTCCATCAAACTCTAATGAATAATCAGTAGTACATGACGGAGGTGGAGTTGCTGTTCCAGGTTTTAAGTCGTATACTTCTCCTGCTATTCCTACCCCTATTCCAGTACCCATATTACCAAAGTGCTATAATGTTCTGAGCTGTCGTTTTAGTTTTGTCCACTCTTATTGCTTGAGTAGGTAAAAACGCTCCTGATGCTATTCCGTTGAAAGTAAGTTCTGTAGTGTTAGCGTTTCCATTTTGTTGTGCTAATTGAATCCCCATATTACCAGCCTCACCAACAAATAAAATACATCCTGGACTCGCTTCATTATATATTTGAAACACTGTAGTTGATCCCGCAATCGTACCGTCAGCAGTAGATACTGTTAATGATGTCTGGCTATCTACTGATATAACATAGTAAGCCCTGCTTGTAGCATATATAATTGCACCTGCTCTAACTCTATCATCTATAAATGTTGCCGAAGCGGAACTAAATGTTCCTGCTACTGATGCGTCTCCATCGGTTCCTGACACAACAAATGTATCAGGATTAGGGATTCTAACACTATCACTTGTGATAACATCTAATCCGTTGCTTACTTGTAGTTTTTGATATGCCATTTTTTTTTATTTATTATAAGGAAATGCTCTATTTAAAGCATCTCTTCGTTTTCCACATCCGCAGTCTTTTCCTGTTGCTTTAGCTACAGTGTCAACTACTTTTTTTATTCCTGTTGATTTAGTAAATTTCTCTATACTGTCTCCGAGTCCTCTTGATTTAATTGAAGTTCTTTTCATAATTACTTTTTACAAGTACAAAGTTTGTTAGGGCATGACTCTACACTAAAAGTTATTTTAGATACCAACCAATTCCATTGACATTGAAATTTACACCAGAGGTCAGATATTGATTCTCCTAACCATATTAATAATTTACCCATAGTTTATTTTGTTTTACATCCAAAGTTGTTAGCGTAATTAGCCATCTTTACCACCTTTTCAGAATACTTATCAGTCTTCTTCATGACAGCAGACGCTGCACTACACGCATCTTTGAATCCGTTATTCATAGCCCACTTAGTAAAGTCTCCTTCGTTTGACTTTTTAATTTGTGGGAACTTTTTCTTTTTAGTTCTACCAGCCATTACTTACGTATTGCAGCTCCGATCTTTTTCTTTACGTTGTTGATACACTCGTAAGACATATTGTGATCTCCACCATACGCATGACCGTAATCTTTTTTAGACATTGCTTTAGATTCGTCTCTTCTTGATTTTAAAGATTGAGATTTCTTTCCATTTTTAGCTCCCAATGACTCATCAAGTCTGGAGTTGTAACCTTGTTTTTTTGATTTTCCGTACATAATAATTTATTTATTTATTTATTTACAAAGATAATAATATTTATTTATCTAATTCCACTCTTTTCCAATTCGAATTCCTCCACCTTTAGAGTTCTGTCTGTCTAAAGCTTTCTGTCTATTCTTTGCTCTACGAGCATTATTCTTCTCATATCTTGACTGTATTCCCGAAGCTCTTTTCTCTGCCCTGCTTTTAGCTCTTGTTGATCTGTATTCTATTTTTGTGTCAACAAGCTTTGCTTTCTTCTTTGCTTTTTCTTGTATTTTAGATCCTTTATCAGTTAAGTTTTTTAAAGTATTTTTTAATTTCTCTTTATCTTCAGGAGAAGCATTTTTAATTCTTTCTTTTAACTTAGCTAACTTACCAGTATTTTTTTGAGCCTTTTTCTCCATTCTGGCTGCAGTCTTCTCTCCTCTCTTTTTTGTTCTTTCGTTTCTTTTGTCAACAAGCTTTTCAGTCTTAGCAACTTTACCTGCATTTTTACTTAGTTTTTTAATAAACTTCTTGTCTTCTTTAATATCTTTCTTGAGCTTGTTTTTATTAATCTTTGCTTTCTTTCTTTGTTTTTTCTGGTATCTCTCCATATCAACAGAAGGCGGGGCATTTACTTTAACTCTTTTTTTATTTCCTCCAGGACTATTCTTCCTTGTGTCATCTCCCCCAGGCTCATTATTAGGGGTTCCTTTTTTCTTTAAGCTCTTTGATACAGCTATCTTTGCATTAAACTTATTCATTGCATCCTTAGTCTTGTCATCAAGTTTAATTGAGGCTCCTAATAGTTTTGTTTTTTTTGCCATTTTATAATTTATCTTTATTTGTACTGTCTAAGTATTTAACGCTTTTTGACCTTCCTCCTCCTGCTTTAAAAGATTTAGTTACTGACTTTACCTTACCCTTGTTAGGGCCAAATCTAATAACTCTTTGCTTTCTTACTCTCATTTGATTACCATCATCAAAAACAATTTTCTCTTTACGCTTAGTCTCTTTACCTTCTTTATTTACTTTAGACTTAAATGTTTTTTCCCAAATGTTTTTATTTCCATAAGGAATATCTGCAGGCTCATGACCTAAGTACCCTTTATTATACTGACTAACTTTTTCTTTAGTTTTAGTAACTCCTCTTTTATTAGTCTTAACTACTTTTTTAGACTTTGCGTCTTTAACGTAATTTTTAGTTACTTTTCTTTTTTTAGGATCTGGCATAGTATATTATT